CAAATGCGCAAGATGCTTCAAGAAGCAGCCAAGGACAACCCGGAAGAGCCTGGTCTGTGGGTCTGCGAGACTTGCACCGACTGGATCCGTACGGTGCCGATTATCGGACGCGACGACCGCAACCAAGACGACATCGACAGCAAAAGCGAAGATCATTGCGCGGACGAGTGCCGATATGCCGTGATGTCTGGTCTTGGACCACGAGTGCAGGTGCAAGAATTCATGATGTGAGGTGAGAGATGCCGAAAAATCAAGACGTTGCTGAACGCACCGACGAGTCGCAGCTCCTGCTCGACCAGACGATGCTTCCGAGGTCGCTCATGGGCGGTACTCGGATGATGAAGCTGATGGCCCCGGAGTACCTACCGAGGGAACCGAAAGAGGGGCATGGTGTGTACGCGCAGCGTCTGCGCAGAACATTCCTCTTCAACATGTACCGCGCCGCCGTGCAGAACCTCTCCGGTCGACCGTTCGCCAACCCGCTGAAGCTCACTGAGCCGGTGCAGCCAGCGTTCGTCGAGTGGGCGAAGAACATCGACCTCACCGGCAGATCACTGCATCTCTTCGCCAGAGACCTGCTCACTGACGGCATTATCGCCGGTAGATCGCACATTTGGATCGATTCACCACGGTTTAGCGAGCCGGCAGCGACACTTGCTGATGAACGCTCGAGAGAGATGCGGCCAAATTGGCAGCATGTGCCTCCAGAGGCAGTCCTTGGGTGGCTGGACGAGCCCACTGCGATGGGGCCGAGGCTCACTCAGGTCAGGATCGAGCAGAAGATCCAAGAGCCGATCAGTCGATGGGGCGCGAGGTGGGTGAATCAGGTTGTCGTGCTGGAACCGGGTGGATTCGAGATCTGGCAGGAAGACCCTGATGGCCCCGGCGAGTGGGAGGTGAAGGACGGGGGCGAAACGTCGTTCACTGAGATCCCGTTCCTGACGTTCTACGCTGTCAGGGACGGCTTCATGGGTTCGCAGCCGCCGCTGGAGGACTTGGCGTTCACCAACCTGGCTCACTTTCAGTCGATGTCAGACCAGAGACACATCCTGCACGTCGCTCGGGTGCCGCTGCTCTTCGGGGCAGGATTCCCAGAGGCTGCTGAAGGCACGTCAGAGATCGAGATCTCGATCAATCGAGCCGTGCTCTCAGGCGACTCGAACGCGAAGCTCGGCTATGTCGAGCACTCAGGTGCCGCGATCGGCGCTGGTAGGCAAGACCTCCAAGACCTGCACGACCAGATGGTCGCCCTGTCGCTCGATCCAATGTTGGCGCGGATCGGCCACATGACGGCGACTGCCAGTGCTCTGAATGCCGCTGAGGCGCACTCTACCCTGCAGGCCATGGCGTACTCGCTGAGCAGCACGCTGAACGATGCTCTACGCATGACGCAGAGAATCGAGGGCTTTGAGGAGGTCGGTGAGATCCAGATCAACACTGAGTTCGGCCTGGCCCTGCGCGAGGCAGAGCACGTCGGCGCTCTCCTGCAGATGCGCCTCGCTGGCGATCTGTCGAGGAGGACGTTCTGGGCAGAGCTGAAACGGCGCGATGTCCTCAGCGACCTGTTCGACGCTGTCGTCGAGGACGACCTGCTGGAGGAGGAAGCCCCGTCGATGGAGATGATGGGCATCGAGGCTGGGCAGCAACAGGCGTTTGCTGAGGACGAGCCGGAGGACGATATGCCGCCGGTCGAGGAGCAGGAATGATCAGTTGGTTCAGAAGAGTACTCCCGCCGCTGATCCTGGTGGGTGCAATCACGAGCCTGGTCGTCATTCAGACGATCTCAAGGATCGAGTCGAAGTCGATGGTCATACCTTCGATCCCGGCAGCAGCGCCGACAGCAGCGGCTGACTACGCTGACGACTGGGCCGACTTCTCCAGCGAAGATGCCCCAGGGGTGATTCTCTACGAGGTTACAGAGCCGCTGGGCGAGGATGGGCATTCAACGAGCGACCTTGCTTCGGCTAGCGAGGAGACCTCAGATCAACCTGGCAGCGAGACTGAGGTCTCCTTGCCGCGAGCCCCCTCGCCCAGCGTCTCGACCCCGACTGGGGCGGCAGTACCAGCCAAGAGCAACCTAGTGATTATTGGCCAATTATTGAGTGACAGGGAGTGCATGGCTGGCGTCGTGTCGATACTCGTATTGCTGTCAGCACTTTACGTGACTCTCAGCAATCACTACGCAAGTGATTCGGCGAAGTGGGCCTTCGGTGCCATCGGAACAATCCTGGGGTACTGGCTCGGCGGATGATTCCAAGAGGATTTTGGTGGCGCTGGAGTACTGGCATGACACCGTCAGCCCAGCATTGGTCGCCAAGGCTATGGCGAAGCTACCTGCACCACAGCTCAAGGACGAGGATTGAGTCGTGCCGCTGAACGAAGACCTTCTTGACGCTGCCATCGCTGGCCAGGTCGACCTGCTCGCCTACGGCAACTCGATCGACCGAGAGTTGCGGGAGATTATGAGAGAGGAGGACGAGGCTCTCGTCGCCTTGATCATCCTCCTCTTGACGAGATCAGGCGTGGCTCAAGAGGGGAACGTGTTCACGGCGCAGCAGAGAAGGCGCGTCAACGAAGCCCTGGCTGAGATCAACGAGCGCACCAGGGAGTCGATGCGGCGAGTGCAGGCAGTCGTCGACCGAGCAGTGAGCGACTTGATTGAGGCGGAGTCAGAGGGCGAGTCTGATGCCCTCAAGGCCGCTCTCATCGCCGCTCTCGGGGCGGGGGTAGCATTCACCCCTCTGGCAGGACAGATCAGCGTCAGGCTGCAGCCAGCGCACGGCAAGACGACTGCTGAGTGGGCAACCTCGCTGCTCAACAGTCGGTTCGCTGGCATCAAGTCAGAGATCCGCAGGGGGCTCATCGAGGGCAGGTCGATCACCTCGATCTGGAGATCAGTCGTCAATGGGCCGCTGCGGCGATCGTCTCGCGACATAGATGCAGTGACGCGGACCTTGCTCGCGCATGCCAGGTCGCAGGTGAAGGAGGCTCTCTACAAGATCAACCCGTTCATCAAGCGGGTGCTGTGGGTCAGCGTCCTCGACTCGAAAACGACACCTATCTGCAGGTCGCTGAGCGGCAGAATCTTCCGCGTAGGGGAGGGTCCGAGACCCCCCATGCATTTAAGGTGCAGGAGTGAGGTGGTTCCATTTCGGGGCGATCCGCCGGACCTCCCGACCTACAATGACTGGATCCGCCGCCAATCCGTAGCCATGCAGAACCGCATCCTTGGGCCGACTCGCGCAAAGGCGTTTCGCCGCGATCCATCGCTGACGATGGGCTCATTTGTCAACAGGGAAGGCAACCTCTTGACGATCGACCAGCTTCGAGGGAGGAAGGTTGTGTAAAATTGCCCTTGATCTTCAAGCCATGATACGATATAGGAACAACAGCGCCGCGACCGAGCGTCCGGTGTGACCACCCGGCCAGAGGCCAGGAGGGACGAGGAAAATGCTGAAAGCAAAAGTACAAGACATCGAGGATGTCGCAGAGCCTCTGAGAGAGTTCTACGCGCCTGATGACAGTGGCGGCTTCAAGCTGGCTGTCGACGGCATGGTTGGAGTCAACGAGGTGTCGGGGCTCAAGAGCGCCCTCGAAAAAGAGAAGGAAAAGCGTCGCCTGTACGGTGAGAAGCTGCAAGCTCTCGGCGGCGTCGATCCTGACGAGTACAAGAAGCTCAAGGAAGACGCTGATCTTCGCGCCATCAAGGATGCCGAGAAGAAGGGCGAGTGGGACAAGCTGAGAACTCAGCTCGTCGCCCAGCACGAGAAAGAGATGAAGGAGCAGAAGTTAGGGAACGATGCCATGCGCGGGTCGCTGGACAGGTTCCTGATCGAGGCAGAGGCTACGCGAGAGATCGCAGCCAACCACGGTACGCCGGAGTTGCTGCTGCCGATCGTCAAGCAGCGTGTCAGGGTCATCGCAGAGAACGGGTCTTTTGTCGCTAGGGTGCTGGATGAGCACGGCGACCCCATGATCTCTGATGCCAAGGGCACGCCAATGACCATCGGCCAACTCGTGCAGTCGCTGAAGGAATCGGAGGTCTATGGCCGAGCTTTTAGCCCGACGGGCAAGCAGGGTGTAGGCACTCCAGCGAATGCGCAGCGAGTGACAAGTCCTCTGAGAGGCGTCGACCCCAGCAAGATGTCATCTCACGACAAGATCAAGGCTGCGCTGGATAACCAACAGTAAGGAGTTCCAGCAATGGCTAGCCCGACTCTTGTCCAGTCAGCGGTCCTCTCTCAGGATCTGCTGATTCAGGGCATCATCGAGAACATCATCACCGTCAATCGCTTCTTCGAGGTGCTCCCGTTTGCGGGCATCGAGGGGAACGCTCTCGCCTACAACCGTGAACTGGTCGCCGCTGGCGTGCAGTTGATGGACGTTGGCGACACCATCGTCGCCGGTAAGACTCCTGCCACCTACGCGCAGGTGACCTCCACTCTGACCACGATTCTCGGCGACGCTGAGGTGAACGGTCTCATCCAGGCGACTCGCTCGAACATCAACGACCAGACCGCTGCTCAGGTGGCGTCGAAGGCGAAAGAGGTCGGTCGCCAGTATCAGAATCTTCTGATCAACGGCACCGGCGTTGCGCCTGAGTTCGATGGTCTCCTCGGTCTCGTCGATGCGGCGCAGATCATCCCGGCTGGTGGTGGTGCTGCTACTGCAGCCCTCACTCTCGCCCTGCTCGACCAGGGCATCGACCTCGTCACTGACAAGGATGGCGAAGTCGACTTCATCACCATGCATGCTCGTTCGATCCGGCAGTACTATGCGCTC